ACTGGCGGTGTCGCAGACCCGTTCGTGTTGGACTCTGCCGAGTCTGGTGTGCTCGGTGAGGACGTGTTGGAAGGTGTCTCACCGGTAGACATCACTGCTGATGTGTTCTCGGTGACGGTGCGTCGTGGACGTTCACGTTGGTTGGATGACGTGCAGGCCGGTGTGTGTTCGGTGTCGGTGGAGAACCGTGATCGTGACTATGACCCGACGGGTGGTGGCACCTACTCCAACGACATCGTTCCCGGCAAACGGCTCAGGATCAAAACCAACAACATCCCGATCTTCGACGGGACCATCGATGACTGGAATCTGAACTACACGATTGATGGTGATGCGACAGCGACAGCGGTAGCGTCCGACGCTTTCTCTCTGTTGGGTCGCACGAAACTGGACGGGTTCACTGCTACGTCGCAGTTGTCGGGTGAACGGATCACAGCGATCTTGGATCGCACCGAGGTGCAGTTCCCAGAATCAGATCGAGACATCGATGATGGTGTGCAGACGTTGCAGGCGGACACGGTGTCTGCCGGTACTGATGTGGTGACCTATGCGAAGTTGGTGGAGCGCACTGAGGGTGGTCGTCTGTTTGTGTCTGCCGACGGCAAACTGACATTCAAGAATCGTCGGACGGCTACGCCTTCGACAGCGCAAGCGACGTTCGATGACACCGGCACCAACATCCCGTACTCGAACATCGGTGTGCAGGTCGGCTCAGAACTGCTTTACAACCGTGCGACGGTGACTCGTGTCGGTGGCACCGTTCAATCCGCCGACGACACCAACTCACAGGATGCTTACGGGATTCGGACGTTGAACTACGACAACCTGCTGTTCCCGGCTGATACAGATTCACAGGAGTTCGCCAACTTCCTCGTGTCTCGTTACGGGACGGCTCGTGTCCGTTTCGAGTTGTTGGAAGTGGATCTGGCTCGCCTCTCGTCAGCCCAATGCACCACAGTGCTCGGGTTGGATCTGGGCGAGGTGGTGAGGGTGATCTACACGCCACCGGGTGGCGGTACCGCTATCGACCAGTTCGGTGTGGTGGACAAGATCGAACACGCCATCGGTGTCGATTCGCATCGGATCAGGTTCTCGTTGTCCACCGCTTTGGACACCTACTTCACGTTGGACGATGCCCAGTTCGGCGTGTTGCAGTCGCTCACCCAGTATGACGAATCGACCATCTTGTACGACGCACCGTCGATGACGTATGATGACACCAAGACCCTGCTGACCGGCAACCCACTCGGATACTGATGGCCATCAACTTTCCCACCTCTCTAGACGTGTTCACTGATCCGACAGCCTCGGACCAGTTGAACTTGCCATCCCACTCAGGGCAACACACCGACCTCAACAACGCTGTCGAAGCGTTAGAAGCAAAAGTCGGTGCGGACTCGTCGGCTGTCACGTCGTCGCATGACTACAAGATCGCCCAGTTGGAGGCGTTAGGCACTTGGGACACTTGGACACCCAGTTACGGGAACCTCAGTGGAGGCACAACCACGACAGCCCGTTACGTTCAAATCGGGAAACTTGTGACTTGTGTGTGGGTTTACACCTGTGCTGGTGCTGACGTGTCCGGTGCCGTGACTGTGAGCCTGCCTGTAACAGCCGCCTCAAGTTGCGTAAGTAGTGCTGTCGGAACCGCACGTTTCAACAATGTTGGTGTCGATGTTTGGGAAGGTCGCGCAACACTTGATTCGACAACGACGGTTCAGGTTCGACGATTGATCGACGATTCAGGATCAACCAAACTGCGACCCATCAGCAGCACCTTGCCGTTTACTTGGGGAGCCACCGACATTCTGCAAGCGTTTTGGACTTACGAGGCGGCCTGACATGGCGATTTTTGACTTCAACCCTGATTTCCCTGATGCCACCGATGATCAAAAACTTCAACAGATCCGTCTATGGAGAAACACCGCTTTGGCTCGCAGCGACTGGACACAAGTCGCAGACGCACCAGTAGACGTTTCAGCGTGGGCCACCTACCGGCAGGCGCTCCGTGACCTGCCTACAACCATTGACATCGATAACCCTGTTCTCCCTGATCCACCCGTAGGAGGCGCACAGTAATGGGCAAACAGACATTCACTGCCGGTCAAGTCCTGACCGCAGCCGAAATGAACTCGTTGCAAGAAAACGACTACAACTGGACCGTCACCACCAAAACCGCCAGTTACACGTTGGCAGCCGGTGACGAGGGCACCCGGATCGTGATGGACAACGCCGGTGCCACCACCATCACCGTCGACGACGCAGTGTTCGCAGCAGGAGACGTCGTCTGGCTTCACAACATCGGAGCAGGCACCTGCACCGTCACCGCAGGCACCGCCACCGTCAACACAGCAGCGTCGCTGGACCTCGCACAGTGGGAGGGTGGAAGCCTGTACTTCACGTCAGCGTCTTCAGCCATCTTTTTTCGTGGACCCGCCGCTGGCGTAGCATACGGAGTCGCAACAGGAGGCTCGTCATCAACGATCACGGTTGGTGGCGAGTCGTACACGCTTCTCACGTTCACCTCGTCCGGGACTCTCACCGTGACCGACGCAGGCATTTTTGATTACATCGTCGTTGGCGGTGGCGGCGGCGGCGGTTTACATTCTGGCGGCGGTGGTGGCGGCGGTGGTGCTGGCGGGTACGTCACCGGCACCGCCTACCTTGACGCTAACGCCACGATCGTTATCGGTGCTGGTGGCGCCTCTCTCGCCCCTGGCAACGGGTCCGGCCTTGACTCAATGATTGCGAGCCTCGGCGGTCGAGGCGCAGCCACCTCAGCGTCAGATTTGGATAAAGCGGGCGATGGAGCCAGCGGCGGCGGTGGTAGTGGCTTTGGTGGACCAAACCCGGGAGGCATCGGTGACGGTCTGAGCGGCAACGACGGCGGCGACGCCACAGGAACTGACGCAGGTGGTGGCGGCGGTGGCGCTGGCGCGGCAGGTTCGGACTCTGTAACTACGACTGGCGGCGACGGCGGCGACGGACTCGACGCTTCAGCGTTCCGCGGAGAATCAGCCGCCACGACTTATTACGCAGGTGGTGGTGGTGGCGGCGGCACCGTTGGCGGGTCTGGTGGTCTTGGCGGCGGCGGTAATGGCGGTGGCGCAACCGGTACGGCTGGCACAGCAAACACCGGAGGTGGTGGTGGCGGCGCAACGACCACCGGCGGCGCTGGTGGCTCCGGGATCGTTCTTGTCCGCTTCAAGAACTAAGGAGCATTAGATGGCACACTTCGCACGCATCGACAACAACAACGTCGTCCGACGAGTGATCGTCATTAGCGACGACAACTGCCCTGACCCCGCACCAGACAACGAAGCACAAGGGCAGGCGTTTATCGCTGATGTGTTGGGGCTGTCTGGCACTTGGCTTCAGACTTCGTACAACGGGAACTTCCGTGGCGTGTACGCCGGTTCCGGCTACACCTACGATCCTGTGTTGGATGAGTTTGTGGCACCACCCGAGCCGGAGCCTCCGGTCGATCCTGACGGTGCGTGATGTTTGATCGTCCACGCACGTCGTGGGAGCAGGCAGGGATGACCGTCGGGGAGCACACCGACGCACGACCCATCAACTGGTCAAGAGTCGATTCGATCGTCATCCACTACACGGCAGCGGAGACTGCTGACACTGACACGGCACGTTGGCTTGCTCAGATGCAACGGTCGTATGTGAACGGGCGAGGGTATTCACTTGGATACTCTTGCGCTGTCGATCAGGATGGTGCGTGTTGGGAGATTCGTGGCACCGACTACATCCCGGCAGCGACAAAAAATGAGAACGGACACACGTTCGCCATCCTCCAAATGGTTGATTGGCAGAACCCTGCCAACCCAGCGATGGTCGAGCGGACACGACAACTCGTCGCCGCCCTCCGACAGCAGAACCGGATGTCGATCACCGGTCACCGGGATTGGGCTGCCACGAGATGCCCTGGTGACGGCGTGTATCATCAGATCGAAACTGGCGTGTTCGAGCCTGTGCCGACACCGCCGACACCGCCGACACCAGGTCCAGAGGTTGACATGCGTCTCATCGATCCACCACAACGAGTGTTTGACAGTCGATCGCAAGGCGGTCGTTTCGCTGCTGGAGAAACCCGACGGATCTCGGTCGGACAAACCGGACCGGTGTTCGTCAACTTGACCGCGGTTGATCCGACCGGTTCAGGATGGCTCGCAGCGTGGGGTTCAGGTCCGCTGCCGTCCGTGTCGAATCTGAACTTCACGCACGGTGTGACGATCGCGAACAGCGCGTGGGTGCCAGTGTCGAACGGTCAGATTCAAGTGTACGTGTCACAGTCGACAGACGTGTTGATCGACGTTCAGGCGGTCGCGCAGTGAGCTGGTGGGAAGCTGTCGGGTTGATGCTTGCTCCTGGCGGCGTTATCGTTATCGCTGTCGGCGGTTTGATCGAACGAACGCGTCGCGAGAACAACCGTGATCACGCAAGAAACTCGAAACTGCTCGAATCAATCGACCGGAAAGTTGATCACGTGTCAACCAGGATGGACGACCACATCGAATGGCATCTCGACCAGGGAGGTAAACGATGAAGAACGCTGCGAAATCGTGGGCGAAAGTATGGGTCGCGACCGTGCTCGGAATGTTCCTAGCGGACGGCGCTGACGTGTTCGCTGTCGACAAAAGCGACATACGGTTGTATCTTGCGGCTGGAGCTTCAGCTGTTGTGCCGTTGATCATCACGTGGCTCGATAAGAACGACGTTAGATTCGGCCGCAAGTAATCAAACAAACCGGGGAGGCAACATGACCGGACCTGACATGACCGCGTTCCAAGCGGAAAACCAGCGTGTGCACAACAAACGCAAGTTGGATCTGATCATCGAACAGATGGAAGCCGACGGCGACGATCGACTTCAAGCGTTGCGGACAGCGATCAGCGACAAAGGTTACACGTCGGCAGCGATCGCGCGCGTGCTGCGATCCTGGGGTTTCGACATCACGTCGGACGCTATTCAGAAGTATCGGAGAGGTCGATGACTGATCTTGGCGATTTTGATCTGGCGTCAGAAAACGAAGAGCTTCGTGCTGCGTTACGACGACAGCAGGCAGCGACCAGGAAAGCGAAACGTCAATCGGACGATCTGATTGAAGCCGTGTTCGAAGCGGCTCGTGACGCGGCGCTCGCGCTCGGTCGACCGCCAGCAGTAGCTAAACCGATCGGTGATCGCAGGAAACGCGACGCTGAAGTCGCGTTGATTCACGCGACCGACTGGCAGCTGGGAAAACACACGTCTGATTACGACATCGACACGTGCGAGAAACGCATCATGCGGTTCGCTGAGAAGATCGCGTCGCTGACCGACATTCAACGCGCTGATCATCCAGTGAAGGAAGCTCACGTGATGTTCGGCGGCGACATGGTTGAAGGCATCAGCATTTTCCCTGGACAAGCGTACGAAGTTGAAGCGCATCTGTTCGAACAGTTGTTCGCAACAGCAGGGTTGATGGAACGGTTCGTGCGCGAACTGCTCGCAGTGTTCGACCAGGTGACGGTGACGTGCGAGTACGGGAACCACGGTCGACTGGGCCGCAAGGGCGACATGCCTGGCGGAGACAACATTGATCGGATGGCGTACCGGATCGCTGCCGACAAGTTCGACGACGAACAGCGATGCTCGTGGCACACGTCGTCCGCCTGGCATCAACACGTTCGGATCGGCAACTACACCGCGTTGCTTGTCCACGGTGACGAAATCAAAAGCTTCGGAGGGAACACGCCCGCGTTCGGGATTCTGCGCAAGTGTAATCAGTGGGCTGCTGGTGTGATCGATCCGTTCGACGACGTGTACATGGGACATTTCCATACGCCGATGACGTTGACGATGGCGAACGGCGGTCAGATTTACGTGTCTGGTTCGCCGGAGTCGGAGAACGTGTACGCGAAAGAGTTTATGGCGGCGACTGGTCGACCGTCACAACGGTTACATTTCGTTGATCCGGATCGCGGGCAGGTGTCTGCGTCGTACATCGTTTGGTTGGGCGATTGACGTAGGTTGCTGCGTGGTGTCGTCCACCCGGCTCGCCTCCGGTCGGGTTGGACGGCATCACATTTGTACGGACATGTTGAAGCGCCCGTGTCCTGGACGGACACGGGCGCTTCTGTCAGAGGTTGATGTTGGTCAGCTGTTGAGTTCGCGTTTGATCTTGCGTGCCCGAGCGATGATGCGCTTGACGACTGGATCGTCGGGCTGGTTCGGTGTGCATCGGTGGATTCGGTAGAGCGCGCCGTCAATGACTTCGTCTGTGGCGTTCAGTAACCCGCCGCACATGTCGTCAATGCGATCACACAGGTCGATCCATCCCATCGGCTCGTCCATGAACCAGCCTTCGACGATCGTCTCCAGCAAGTCTTCGAACTCGTCGCTGTTCACTTCGTCGAGTGTTAGGTCTCGGTAGATGTCTTCCATCAGTTGTCCTCCTGGTTGGTGGTCGGTCAGTCAGCCAGGGTGAGAATGCGGTCGTCGCCGTTGCCCGTCATGATCGCCTTGCCGCCGTCTCCCCTGATGAAGTAAGGCTTCCCGTCAAGAAATCTTTCGATCCACTTGACGTGGAACGTGTCGGAGAAGGTGGTGTCTCCGCAGGCGGTGATCCTGTCGCCGACTTGGACTTCGTAGATGTGCTTGGTGTTGTTCATGTTAGTTGTCTCCTGGTTGGTTGGTGGGCGTTCGCCCTGGTTGGTGACCTCATTATAACCACGAACGTGAAGAGTTGCACATAGCTAGTTGGGTATGTGCATGTTCTCAAAAACGTGTATATAGTAGGAGTGTCGGTCGAACACGTCGGCCTCAACCAACCAGGAGACACTGCCCATGAAGATGAATGACATGACCAAGAAGTACATAATGATTTTGACTGATCTGTTCGACCATGCCGGCAGTCGGTTCGTTGTCGGAATCAACCAGGAACACTGCTGCGTTGTCACGAGCACGAACATGTCGGACGCGAAAGTGTGGGCGACCAGGGCGGCAGCACATCGCTGGCTGACCAACAATGCTGACTGCGGTTACGGTCTCAACGCGAGCGGCGCAACCATCATCGAAATCAACTACTGAAATCCATCAACCAACCAGGAGACACTGCCCATGAACACCACAACCACAGAACACGTGTACAGGTACACTGGCGAAGACATCACGAACATCAACGCGTGGATCGACGACACGTTCCCGAACGCTGAAGCACCACACCACGATCACACAGCACGCATCATCCCGTGGGGAGACAACGGAGAATGCGTCTGGGTTTCGTACGACGACGTCATCCTGATCGGAGTGTACGGCGATCCGGACGACGAAACCTACGACGCGCACCCTGAAATCATGTTCACTGTGTCATGCGGCGCAGCGAACCTCAGCGCCACACAACAACTCGTTGACGACATCACCGACTTCGCTGGTGACACGTGGATCGCCGACATCCGCAACGCGCTCATCCCTTCGTTGACGTTGCCTGACGGCGTGACGGTCGACATGTAACAGATCGCGCGCACAGCAACGCGCGAGCGGTCCGGCAGTAACGGCACACCCCTCCTTCCCCTGGTGCCGACTGCCGGACCGCTTCCACATACCCACAAGGAGAACACAATGGCGACAGCCGAATATCAACGACAATGGCGAGCCGCGCGAGGCGCCAGAACCGGTCAACCAGGACGACCAGCTACATCGCCGTGCGGAACAGCGTCCGCATACAGACGACACGTTCGACGCGGAGAACAACCGTGCCAACCGTGTCGTGACGCGTGGGCCGAATATCATCGTGACTTGCGGATCATCAGAAAGAACAGACAATGATCGCACGCGCAGACATTCGCGAACTGTTCCACCTGGTGGACATCGCTAAACGCGATCTGTCTGGGCAGACGCAACGGCGGCACAACGCGCGCATCGGTCAACTGCTTGTCGACATGCTCGACAGTCATCCTGATCTGAACAACGCGATCGAAACCTGGGTGTCGAATATCGACGATGATCGCGGCATGTGGGACGTGTTGAGTGACGAGCTTCGATCGCGAGGTTTGCTGTGAACGTCGTACGATGCTTGCGCTGCCTGACCGTGTTCATGACACCGGCAGCGTATTTGCATCCGTCGCATCAGTGCGCGAGTTCCAGGGAGGTTGTTGATGAAGTTGGCGACGAAGGACGCGAGTCCGCAGCAGGTGAAAGCGGTCGCGATCGCGATGATCGCAGCGTTGGACGAAGCGAAGGCGGCCGCGTTTACGCGCTCCATGCTCGCAGATCTCGTCGACGCGTGTGATCGTGCGCTTGAACGGAAATGAGAAAGCGCCCGTGTCCAGGACGGACACGGGCGCTCAGATTGTGACGGTCAGCGGAAGCGATTACGCATTTTGCGCCAACGAAGTTCGTTAGCGATGAACTCGCGCGCTGCTTTCTTTGTCGGTATGAACGACGAGATGGGTTCTTCTTCGGTCCAGTCTCCCCACGTGAAATCGTGAACGTCGTAATAATCGATGCGTCCGGTGTCGTCGTCGACAACGGCGACAATCAGGAAACCTCGGTGTTCAGTGATTGGTGTTGGCATGTGTTCTCCTCGTTGGTTGGTTAGAAGACTTCGAGTGTCTTGTCGATGATCCTGGCAACGAACTCGCGCTGCTCATCAGTGAGATTCCCCTTTTCGAGCAGGTCGATCGCGCTAGCGACCATCTCGTCGATGAAGTGATCGGTGTCTGTCTTGGTGTAGCTGTTGGTCATGTCTTCATTATAACCACGAATGTGAAGAGAGGGGGACCCCCTATGTGCAAGTTTTTGAGAACATGGTTACATTGGTGTAGTTCGTCGCCAACCAGGACGAACGGAAGGAGACACTGCCCATGAACTCTGCAAGCATCAAAGCGAAGGGACGAACCGGTGAAAACCAGTTCGTCGACTTCTTGAAACGACGAGGATGGCCAGCTGAACGCCGCCGGCTGACAGGTCAACACGACCGCGGCGACATCAGCGGGATCCCGAACACGGTAATCGAGGTGAAGTCAGCAGCGAAGCTTGATCTTCCAGGATGGCTTCGTGAACTCGAACGCGAGATGGAAAACGACGGCGCCGAATACGGCTGTGTCGCGATCAAACCGCGCGGCACCACAGACGGCGGCAAGTTTTATTGCGTGATGACCGGCGAAATGTTCGTCGCCATACTCAACGAGGTGCTCTGATGAAGACACTCGCTACCGCAGCAGGCCTGCTCGCGCTCATCGCCATCGCACCAGGCGACGACATCGAACTCGCCATCGACCGGCCGCCCGTACCCGTCACCGTGTACAAGCATCCGACATTGGACACGACAACCACAACAGCCGTTCCGACACCGGTGCGTTCAGTGCAGATCACCGCTAACGTGATCTGGGCGGACGAACAACGCGAACCGGCACCAGCCAGTCCACGCGTCCCTGCCGACGCGCACTGCCCTGATTACTGGACGATCGCGCTCGGAGCTGGATGGCCGGGAGAACTGCTGCCGATCGTCGACGAAATCATGTTTCGTGAATCGTCGTGTCGACCGACAGTCGTGTCACACACGAACGATTACGGGTTGATGCAACTGAACTGGGAAGCTCACGGCGCAAGATTCGAACGGCTCGGTTTCAGCCAGGACGCGTTGTTGCACCCTGCTGCTAACCTTGCACTCGCTCACTACCTGTACGAGATGCATGAAGGATTGGACGAGTTCAGATGCGGTTTCAGCCCGTGGTACATGTCGACACCAGATCGCGTCGGTCACTGGTGCGAACTGAAGGAGGCGTTGTGACAGCAACAGACGTGATCATCGTGCTCGCGCTCGCGCTCGCGGTCGAACTGATCTTGCTTGGTATCAAACGACGACCAGTGAAACAGGCCTGCAACTGTCAGTTCATTCACTGCAGGACGTGCAAACCATGACTGACACGACCGCCTCGCTGCAACTGTTGATCGAAACGTTGCGCCGCAGAAACGAAGAACTGTCCGAGCTTGTCGTCAACCTGCGAGCCGAAATCATGCGTCTCGAAGCCGAAGCTAGGACGCCGGACTGATGTACGTGTGGCGAACCTGTTTCCGGTGCATGCGCAGATACAACAAACCGCGATCAGACAAAAGAACGTTATGCAAAACGTGCGCGTTGATTGAACGGAGGAAGCCGACCGATGAAGGAAACGTCGACGTGGACGTGTCCGGCGTGTAACGCGCGGATCGTTCTATATATTCGACCGACACAACCACCGACCTGCAGCCGTCACACTGGCGGCGGACGGAAAATGAAGGAGACTGCACAATGAAAGAACTGATGAAAGCTGCCGATCCGGAACTGTTCCGCGTGAAAGTCGGACGGTTCCACGAACGCTGGTACACCGACCCGCAACCCACATGCGCGATCGCTGCCGCGTCCGACTGGCGTGGACCGTCGATCAGCGCTGTCAAGAAAGCGTCAGGGAGCGACTGGACGAACGTCGCTATTCGACGCATCGCAGCAAGCGACGCTGACACGTTCATCGCGCTCGCAGCGATGGAACCGGACGAGCGCGCAAAATGGTTGCGTGACATCAACACCGACGATCTGAAAGTCGCGGCAGGACGCGGCACGATCGTTCACTATTGGGCAGAACAAATGCTTCTCGGTGACGAACCAACCGAACCGACAGCGCTCGACCTGGCCGCCTGGAACGTTCCCGCAGAATCGCTGCCTGAAGCAAAGCTGTATCTGAACGCGATTCGCACCTGGTTCGACAAGCATCAGCCAGAACTGATCGGCAAAGAAATCGTCGTGTTCAACCGCACCCTGCACGGATACGGCTACGGAGGGACCGCTGACGCGTGGGTGAAAATCAACGGTCAGAATGTCGCGATCGACTGGAAAACCAGGACCCGAAGCTCGCGACACGGCGCGTACGCAGAAGAAGGCGCACAGATCGCTGCCGCTTGCAACGCTGAATACTGCATCATCGATATCGACGGCGTTCCTGGACGCGCGCGCATACCGAAGTTCGATCACGGTCTTGTCGTGTCGATCAAACCGGAAGGATGCGAAACGTTCCCGATCGACCTCGCCGCCGCGCAAGCGCACTGGGTAGCGATGCACGCCTGGTGGACCGCAAGACGAGACGAAACACGCGCCATCCAGAAAGCAAT